CTAACTTTGCGCTGGCAGTTTCAATACTTCCGCGCGCATTTCTTTGCCGGCCTTGAATTTCACCATCGAACGGGCAGGGATAGGCACGTCGGTTTCCGGTTTGTGCGGATTGCGCCCGATGCGCGCCTTGCGGATTTTGACTTCAAAGACGCCGAAGTTGCGCAGTTCCACTTTGTCGCCCTTGGCGAGCGCTTCGGAAATGTAGTCGAGGGTTTTTTGCACCACCTCAAAAACCTGCTGCTGACCCAGGCCGGTTTCATTGCTGATGCGGACGACGAGATCGCGTTTGGTGAGAGTCATATTTTTTGCTGGTAAAATTTATTGCACGATGCGGATGGTCCAGAAATCGTCCGCCAGATTGGAATCTGTCGATTCGCATCGTCGTAGCCTACACCAACGACTGCGTGACTGCCAATCACTTGTTCGTTGGATTTGGGCAGTGGCGCGTGGCCGGTTTTGGCCACTTGCGCGCTTTCAAAACTCTCATAAACCGTGAATCCGAAAACGAACGGAAAGCCGGACGCGAGACAGCCTTTCAACTGGCTTAAAACCGGCGTCAAACGCTGATACAAAACCGCCTTGTATTTCAACGCGTCGGCATAGCAATTTTTCGGCGGAATCGCGCCCAGCATTTCCATCGGCGCAGCATAAAGATGATCGCGCGCGTCCGGCAAATCCGGCAGCCAGCCGTAACGCGCAATTTTACGTTGGGTCAGAATGCCTTTGGAATTCATGATTGAGTTGGCAAAATTCGGGAAAATTGACGGGCGGCGATTTCCCAAACTATTTCCATTTGAACAAAAGCTGTCAACCACAATCAATGGCCGATGCAATAAACCTTCAACCCTGATAATTATAGTCATACAATGTTTGAACACTTTACTGCATAAACATTGAGTTTTAAGACAGAAAATAGTTGAAAATAAATTTGACAGGGGTTTTCAGAAAAAAGGGGAATCCGGAATTTTGGGTGTTCTTCAATCGTCTTTTGCCGGGCATCTGTCGTCACCATCATCCACTCGCTGTTCAGGCTTCTTAACACAATTTCCGATGCTTCACAGAAGCACGGGATTTCTCTGCAATCAAAAGTCACGCCAACCGCCTGCCTATTCATAACGGCTAAATGCGGTATGTCATGCCTTTTGCTCGCAGAGAAATCCCGCAGTCAGTTGTTAAAAAACCTTCTCAATTTGCGAAGCGAGTGGATGACGGTGACGACAGACGACAGTTCAAAAAAAAACTCATGAAAAACACAATACAAAGCAACGAAGCGAGGGAATCGGGTTCAAAGCAAACGTCATCAGTTCAAAAAACAATCACACGGTGCAAATGGTGCATTAAACGGATCGGGGAGCCAAGTTATAAAACAGAGAATTATCTGGGCTTTTGTTACAAAGGAATGCATTTTGTAAAAATCGAAACTCTTGAAGAGGTCATTACGGACGGCATTTGCCCGGAGTGTTTTGCGATCGAAAAAGCAAAAATCGAAGCAACGAAAACCAAAGTTCACATCTGCTAACTAGTTCTGGGGAGGAACGACAACGGACTGACTCGCTTGAGTCGGTCCGTTTTGCATACGCTGTTGAAAAGTCCCAAAACCAGAACTTTGACGACGCGGATAAAGAGAATCGCGGGAGTCAATAAAAGGAATCACCTGGACGGAAGAAGCGGAAAGAAAATGCAAATTCGTCGGAGCAGAAGAAAATTGAGACTGAAAAAGATATTCAGAAAAAACCTGAGAATTTAACGGATGGGCAACGGCAAATTCTTTTCCGTGAACAATGACAGACCGCCGAGTCACTTTCTGAACTTCACCCCAGTCCGAACGGGCGTCTGTGCCGTCGCTGAAAAAAACCTGCCAACAACCATTCTGGTAAACGTAACCAGTGCAAACAACCTGGTTGGTGTCCTGGGACAGGATGGATGAGCCAGCAGACTGTAAAACGGGTTCAGCTTTTTCAAACACGCTTTGATAACCAGGCACTTTCACAGCTTCGGAATGTGGCAAAGTATTGGTAATCTTACGACCCACGAGCCAGCCGCCCAGGTGGGTCAACTTCAAAGCACCAAAACCAATTCCAATCAAAACGAGAATCATGGCCCACCAGGGCAAACCGGTCTTACGAGCAAACATATCACCAGCAGAACCAACCGAACCGGCAGCCGCACCCTTCAAACCACCCGCCGTGTCGTAACACGACCCCAAACCCGCTTTATCAAGCCGAAAAACTTTTCGCTCCATCGGCTGAATGGACGCACCGGTAGGCGCCTGATCATAAACCGCCACGGAAAAAACGTCCGGCTGACGAAACATGCCGACTTTCAGTTTTGAGTGATTCGTGGTTAGCCAAAAGTCTTGCGCGACGCGCTGACAAGTCACGTCAATTTGCTTAGTGTGTTGCGTGACAATCAAGACGTCGTCCCCAAAATGCCGGTTCAACGGAACGTAAGAAAGGAAAGCGGCAGAGGTTTTACCCCAATTACGCGCGCCGTAAAATTTCCACGCCTCGTCAATCACGTAAAGACAACCGCCAGCAGTTTTACCAAGTTCATGATCAAAATCCTGGATGACTCCCTTGGAATCACGGTCGCATTCAGCTTTGACAAGCTTGCCATCAACAATTCGGTATAAAAAAAACTCAGCCGCTTGATCATCATCCAAAACGTGAACCCGTTTGCGCAAATCGAAATCGGTCTGATACTCGCGATGAAGATAAGCCGACATGCCAATCTCCGGCTTCATGAAAGTCTTGCCACGCTTCTTCCACGACCGCACCCAGGGATCGAAACGAAAGGCAAAGTAGGCGATCACCGGACGCTCCCCCTTCGACAACTCTTCAATGACCTGTTGACAGGTCACAATACCCTTACCACCCCCAGGTTTTCCAGTAATAAAACGTATCATCAGTCCAAACCGAAAAAAAACAACAAATCCCGCTCAAGCGCATCCCATAGAAAATACCACCGCAAACCGCCCAACGCTTCGCGCATCGAAGCGTATTGACGACGCTTTTTGCCGATGATAACAGTTACATTATTCATCAAAAATCAGACGCTCCTTTCCGACACAACCGGACAATCCACGCAAAACCGAAGATAGCCAAGCCGACATAAAAACCATCCCAATAAAACCCAAAATCGCTCGTGGTGGAAAAGGAATTACCGGAGGGATCAAGAACATTGGTTTGCGCAAACAAACTCACTGGCAGGCAAAATAGAACGATAAAGTTTCTCTTCATACGCGAAAAATTCGAGACAAAGCAAACGCAAGCCCAAGTCCAAAAGTTGAAATTGTCACGGCATGAAAATGTGAAGGCTCGTTCAAGTAGACTCCCCCAAAGTATTCAGGAGCCACACCGTAACAACGGAAAAACATATTCGTGCTGAAGGGAAAGAAAGTGTTGAAAGTAAAATTACGGGACGTGGACACGACCGTGGCCACCGTCGTCCAAGAAGGAGACTTCAAAGTGTAACTGGATTGAACCTCGTAACTGGAGCCAACAACCGAGTTGTCGATTTCAAAACCGATCAGATAACCGGGGAATCCGCGAACCAATTCAAGATTGATAAACGAAATTTTAAGGGTCAAAGGACCGGGATTAAAGTAGTTCGCAGAACCGTTTGATACTAAATTCGTCGGCTGGTCATACCAGCCGCAAGGCAGATAACTGACATTCGGATTCTGGTTATTGTAACCGCCAAACTCACAGCTATAAACCCAATTCGTCGGATGATTGTTGAAGGGAGGACTGTTCGGAGGATAGTTCGTTTGGGCACAAACTGTAATACACGTTAGAGCATAAATGAATAGAATCGTTTTCATAGAGAGGAACGCATGGCGTCGTAAATACATTGAGCAAGATACAATCCGCAAGTAAAGCAAATGAGTGTTTCCATATTACGTTCCAAAAATATATTTCGCAACCGCTCCATAAAGGAGCAACGCCCGACCAATAGTCAGCTTGAAAAGGAGATAGCTACTGACAAGCGCAAACATTAATTGCAACGGAAAGAAAGCTTCCGCAAGATGAATTGAGCCGGTTGCGGCACCAGACAAAGGGTTAGCGTTATAAATCGCAAACACATCAAAACCACCGCCGATTTTCCAGGTTAAAACTACCGCCAGAACAATACCCCAACCAACAAGAGCAGCAATCGGCAAAAGAAGAGCAATGACCACTCCGGCAACATTGAAACCAGCAGTGTCAAGGTCTTGAACGGCACTGCCACGACGAGTCCCTAACTTGTCAATAATATCGACGGTGTCTTTGCATACCAAATACAAGTAACCAACAACCATTAACCAAGCAAAGAGACGCTTGGCCAAAGAAGCCACACCGGCAACACGAACGTCATGCAATGGGTTGAAGTCAAAATTGCCGTAAGAAGTCGCAAGCAACATAGTCGGATCACCATCGTCGGAATAAACAGGCCCGGTCAACTTTCCCTTAAGGGTGTCAATCGCATCAAGACTGGACTGAACTTGCGGCTGCGCAAGTCCAAGAGCAGTCGAATAATCAGTCGGCAAACCACTGGTAAAATTCGTGCTGTTACTATTCGTAACAGAACCAGCAAGAAGGTTGGAAATGCCAACAAGAGTATTTTCAGACGCAAGGTTCGTTCCTAAACTTAAATTTGTGCCGATATTAACAGTCAAATTAGAACCATTGAAAGTTGAATTGTTTAAGTTGGAAACAATCAAACCGTGGTTAAGCACGTTGGAATAAAAAGCCGCATCCTGAGCCTGAACTTGCGCAAGAGTAGACGCAATGTTAACACCGTTCGTATTCATCTCACCAAAACTAGAATTAACCAGCGACAAATCGGCGTGATTCTGATTAAAACCTTTTACCGTCGCATCGTAAAGGGCACTATCGCCCTGTTGGACACTATCATTAATGTTTGTGGTGGTAAAAAGAATAGGAGCATTCGTGCCAGTTTGAAAAGAATTAGTGGGGTTGTAATTGTTGAGCGGCGGAGAATTGTCATTAACCGGAGTTGGACTAGGATTCGGAGACGACGGTGAACTGGGAGTCGGAGAAGTGGAAACAACAGAGGGCGGAGCCGAACCGACAGCGTAAATAGAACCACCAACATCTTCCATACTACCATTAGGATCATAACGCACCAACTCAACGTTGGAAACATTGGTGCAATCAACTTCAACGGTAACAGAGCGAGTTTGTCCAGGAGGAACAGCGTCGGCTCCGGCAAGAAACTGGTAAGAAGAACCATCAACAGACGAAATATAAGTGGCAGCGTAAGAGTGAGAAACGGAATCGTTATTGTTAACGGTAAAAGTCAAATTAGTCTTACACTCGACATTAGCACAACCATCCATCGTAACATTGAAAACCGGAGAATTGCCGCCAGAAACAAACACCGTATTAGTGGCCATGGAGGAATAGGTCAAACCGTTCAAAGTGTATTCGATTGACGTAATAGTAAAAGTCGCACTAGAACCGGGATTGATAGCCGAATTAACATTTATCGAAAAATTTTGAGCATTATAAGGACGCCCGCCGCCGTCGTCTCCATTCACAGTAAAAAGGTACTGAGTAACAGGAATCAGACAATTGCCCACGTTATTGATTGTCAAAGTAAAGTCTGCCAAGGCAGATAAACCAAAGCAACAAAACAAAATAGAAAGAAAAAATTTCATTTTTGAAAAATTCTCCAAACGTGCCAATAGTAATTCGTGACCCGGACAACTGGGTGAATAATTCCGTTGGTAGTAACAACCCAATTAGAAGACAGTTCAAAAGTATAATACGTTGGATTGGTAGTCCATAAGTCAACGAGCCGAGTCGTGCCTAACGTTGACGAGACATGATGAATACCGAGTTGCGCGTTGCGAATAGCCCGAAGCCACACGAAAACAACGAATAAGAAAATCAAAATGGGAACAAGAAATTTCATCAATGATCATGGTCATGATCGGAAGCTCCAAAACCAATATCATCACGGTCAATCCTACCAACAGCATGTTTGGAAAGACGGACAATAATAAAAAAAGTGGCAATCGTGATGACAATGGAAGCCACTACTGCAAACGCAGTAGACGCACCAGTCGCAATCGCCGTCGCATCCGTCTGAGCAAAAAGAGGAATAATCATAATTTTAAGGTTTCCGTCGCCCAACATTGCGCAATATTGAGCGACGGAAATATTGAATTATTTGACCACACGTTTCGCAATGCGAACAATCACGAAAAAACTAGCAATCGTGATGACAATGGGAGCCACTACAGCAAACGCAGTGGACGCGCCAGTCGCAATCGCCGTCGCATCCGTCTGAGCAGAAGCAAGCAGGGGAGAGATGACCATCAAACCAACACCAATCTTTTTCAATGTTTTCATGTTTTCAGCCTTTGGTTACATCCGAAACGAAATTGCCCCGGAATTTTTATAGTTGACCAGAAAACAAGAATTCTGTGTAGTTGTCATTATGCCTACCATTCCCGCAATCGCACAATTTGAAATCAATCATTACGCACTCTGCGCAGAAATCACGCTGGCATGGTTTTTATGGATAGCAATCTGCGCAACCGGCCTACTCATTTTCTCCTACAGTAGCTGGCGAGAGACGAAAGAAGTATCAAACGATGTCCGGCGATTGCACGAGTTTCTAGCCGAGCAGACGAAATCATCGCATAAACGCGCTGACGAGAAACACCAAGAATCCATTCAGCCATCCCCGGAGAAATCAAACCCGTTTGCAAAGTGCCAGCCACCACACGAAACTGTTCAAGACGCTGCAAACGAGCACGAGAAATAGCTTCTAAAATCATAAATATTTAATGAGTAAAATGTCGAAGAATCAAACGAATGAAAAAAGCAAGGGTCGTATAAACCAAAACACGCACAATGAGTTGTTTGAAATAGCCTTCCCTCATAATTTTCTAAATTCACCGATCGCAGTGCGTTCAGAACGATGAAGAATTTTGCCAGAACGAACGATGTTTTGAGAAAACGGTGTCCCCAGGCGAAAAAGAACCGCTACGTATTTGCCGTTCAATTTCAAAACCGCCGGAAATTGCACTGGCAACTCAAATTGTTCAACTACACATCTATTACGTTTTCGAGTCATAATCAATCGCTCCAAAGGTTTTACTCAAGAACGCCTGCCCCCCGCTACGCGGGGGGCAGGGCGAACCTGAAATTGCAACCATACGATTTAAGGGACTCACAATTCCGACCAACCGGGCTTTTACCGTGAACACACACCGACACTCGCAAGTGACGGGTCAGGACTCATCGTCCCGAGGTTTCTTAGGCTTGGCAAACTATCCGGCAGTGTGTTTGTCGCTGTGTCATGGCTGTCAGCAGACCCGGTTCTCTTGCGAATCCACTTCATCGCTGCAAACGAGATAATCAGGTGTTGATGACGCGCAGTTTTCGCCAGTTCGTAAATATCCGCCCCGGCGTCGAGATCTTTGGTTATGTAAGCGACTGCTGAATCGGTTCCACTAAGGACAGATCGGAAACGGGAAATCCCGTAATGTTTCTTCCACCACTTATAGGCGATAGAAGCTTTTCCGACCGGCACAACCAAATACCCCAAATAACTGCGTTCAACAACTAACAACAAGTGAAGGTGTCGCCGTCCTTTGGCTTCACCCGTTTCTATTCGAACGGCATATTTCAATTCCTTGAAAGGCATCCGTTGTAAGTGAGCAACCCATTTCAACAGCTTCTCAGCCGCCAACAACGCGCTACGCTCGCTCGGTTCATTCCGAAAGGAGAGAGACGCAAAGACAGTCCAATCTACACGCGCTACCGCAAGACAAAACGGGCTGCTCATAATTTTATTTCACTGACAATTCGAGCACTCCGGACATCTGGGGACGCCCGGCGAATATAGCGCGAATTGTATTTACATGCAGCTTGACCGTTTTGCCTACGAGTTTTCCTTTGTGGTGCATCTCCTCGCGTCGCAAACCGTAATCAAACATTTGCAACAACGGCTTGGAAGCAATCTCGCGGCAAGTCACAGTAACATACTCGACGTCGTCTTTTCTACGAACGTCCTCTGCCAGAACTTCAGCTTGGATTTCCAT